ATCCCTGGCATCGGCCACGAAGCTGTTGGTAAAGACGTTCGAGTACAGGACTGAATCCCTCGTTACCGCACCCATGGTATCTCCTCGTATCCCTACGTTGTGGGCTATCTGCTGTTAGCTGGCTTAGTTCTCTAGCGCGTCCACCTGGACCACGCCACCCTCCCACACCCGCACAGCGGTCATCTTCTTCACCGCTCGCACTTGGATGCTGTTGTTCAGATCCGGCCGCTCATTGATCTTGGTGGTAGTTTCCTGGGCGATCGAGAGGCCGACAGCCGCCTTGTGCATGGCGATGCAGGATCGGGTCGTGGTAGGCACGTCCAGCGCCAGCATGTTTTGCAGCACGGTCAACGCGGGAGAAACCACATCCGCAATCTCGATCCAGGTGAACCCTTCCCAAATTACGCCGTTGATGGTGCCCCGGTCGTGGATTTGGTTGCGGGTAAAGTCGGACGACGAGGCTTGCGTAATGGCGAGAATGTCCCGAAGCTGGCCCGGAGAGTACATGAACATCCGCTCGTTTGAGCCGACCGGCACGGACGCCTTACTCAGCAACTCGGCCGCATTGATGATTCGTGCCAGGTCCATCGGCGTTGCGCCGCCAATGATGTGCTGCGCGAGCATCGCTTGCGTCCCGAAGGTAATGACCCCGCTGCCGGTTGTCACCGCTGCCGTGGTCGCCACACCGATCGCGGCCTGAATGATATGCAGATCGGCACGACGGCCCATGGCAAAAACGATCGTCATGGTGTAGCCGTTTTGGGGATTGACCATCGAGCGGAGCGTGTTCTCGTCAGAGATCAGCACCGCCGCGTCCGAGCTTTGCAGCGTGGCCGACCGCCTTGAGTGCTCCGGGTTGAGGATGTTCGTCTGACCGAACGGAGAGATCACGTCATTGGCGATGACGTTGCCAAGCCGTTCGTGGAAGTCAATCGCCGCGCTGACGTCCCGGTGGACCATTTCCGGGGCGATCGTGTTCTCTAGGAGTGACCCCTTCTGCTGATAGGTCAGGTTCAGCATGTCGTGGAAGCGGTACACCCATGCCTGATCTACCGTGATACTCATGGTAGGAAACCTCCGCTAAGGGTACGTTGACGTAGCTGCGGTCAGTTTGGCGGGAACCGCAACCGCCCGGAGGGGTGTCTCGCTTGCGCGAGGCCCGCCTAGATCCTTGACGCGGATCTAAACGACAGCCTTTAGGCTGCGCCTCACCGGGCCTCCTCAACGGAGGGTGTCCGGGTAGAACTATCTATTTGTTGGCTTGCTCCCTATCGTAAGCCTCCGAATGTTTTTGGACAACCTCTTTGGGCATCCCGACGATCCGCATAATGTCCTCTTTGGATCTGCCCTCAGAGTGCATCCGCTGGATGCAATCTACAATAGCCCGATGGTTGACGTCCACCCCTTTGTGTTTTGGCACGCTTCCTCCTTACTTTTTGGGCAACCGTGCGCCGGCTGCGCGAGCCTTGGAGAACGCGATCGCCGTCAGCATCGCCGTGCGCCGTTTCCCTGTGACGCTCGCTGGCACGGTCGAAGGGATGTTCTCATGGACCTCGCGCAACATGGACTTGAGAATCGTCTTTGATCGGCTCTGCCTCGCCACGGTTAAATCTCCGTCGTGCCTGGGTAGGCTTTCTTATAGATTTCCTCGATATGCTTCATCACGGCCGGATCCCGTTGGTGGTAGCCGGTGTGCATCGGGTGCGTCTTGTCGGACATGATCCGACCCAATTCCGCTTTCACGTCCTCGCCGGTTGCGGCCGGAGCGATGATCGCATCCTTGAGATAGCTGCTGTCCGACGCCGCCAGCGGAGCCAGCCGCATCATCACGGAGAGGAAGCCCGGATGGTCGCCTAGCCCTAGCTCCTCGAAAAAGGCGACCTCCTCCGGCGTCTTGAATATCTGCTTTGTCAGCCGCTTCGCCAGTTCCTTCCGTTCCTCGAAATGCTCCTTGTGCTCGTCTTTCAGCGCGACCAGGGCCGTATCGTAATTTGTCTCAAGCGTCTTTTGCGCCCCGAATAACGCCTCGCCGTACAGGTTCAGCAATCCCTCGGCCAAGGCCTTGCTCGCGCCGTGCTGGTGGAGCAGCGTCCCAAACTTCGTTGCCATTTCATCATTCCAGGCGATCCCTTCCGGCAGGACGTCAGGCTTCGCTATGCCGTAGTCAGCGGCCGTGTCGGGCGGCTTGGCGAGGATCCCGGCTTCGTAGAGCTTGGGGAGATTGTCGGTTTTCCATTTGGCAAGCTCCGCATCGCCCACGACCTTGAGCGGGATGCGCCTCCCGACCTCGCTATGCTGATCGAGCGCCCGTCGCGCAAAGGCTTCCAGGTCAGCCGATTCTTTGATAAAGGGCTGATCCCGCAAGGGCACTTGCTGCCCCCCGACGTCAATGGTCGCTGTTTCCGGTATGCCTCCGTACCACTCATCCATGGAATCCCTCCAATAAATCGGTCTGTTCGGTTTTGACGATGTACTTCTCCGGATGCTCTGCCTGATCTATGACCTCAAGGATCTCATGCACCACCGACCGCCGACCGCCATGGACGGCGGCAGCGACGGGATCCGTGCCCTCGTACACCGTCATGTAGATATTCGTCAGCAGATGGTCGAGGACCAGCCGGCCGTGGAAAGTCGAGAAGGCAGCAAGATATGCCTGTTTGAGATCGTCCTCCTTTTTCCGCGTCCATTTCTGTTTGAACCATTCAACGATCCATGGATTCACAAATTAGCGACCGCCTTCCGGCGTCCCTGCCCTTAACGCTCGCTGCTGTTGACCGGCGACAAGGGCCGGCGTGACATTTTTCAGGATCTCGCTGCCCTGTTGCGCTTGGTCAAGCTGCTGCTCCTGCTCCTGCTGTTGCTGCCGCGCCTCGCGCACCGCCTCGATCTCCTCCTCGTTCCGCGACACCTTGGCCGGGACACCCCGGATTTGGAACACATGGGCGCGGAGCTTATCGGGATCGAAGCCGTCCCATATCTCAGGGAACATTTGCGCGAGCGGCGCCAGGTCGTTGACCGCCAGCGTGATCGCCTCGACGTCACCGGCTCTTTGGGCCTTGGCGATGGGGTTTTGAAACTCGACGTCTATCTCGCCGTTGCTCTCGAAAATCACATCCGGAGGCGGCGACAGATCGCCAGCCGCGATCATAATGTCGAACGAAATATCTATGATCCGGCGCAGGAACTCAAACTCCATTCGGCCATAGACGGGACCGAGCAACCGGAACAGTAACTCGATCTTCTTGGCGAACTCGAAGGCCGTCATTTCGGTTTTCTGGACTTCCATGAGCGCGAGGATCTGATCCACAAAGAAGATTTGCCGGATGGACTTCCGTAGCTCCTCCTCCTTGATCGCAGACACTTCCGGCCGGGATCCTGTCTCAAACGGCGCGATCACGTCCTGAATCCGCTGTCCGTGTGTGTTGACGGACATGGGACCGCCTGGGGTCAGCCGCAGCGTCCCGATCACGGAATCGTGGCGACTCAGGACCGGAGGCCGGATTTTTAACGCCCAATCCTCTAGCCCCATGCGCTTTGCCATGTTGAGCGTCCAGGTATCGGCAAACGCGAGATCGCCACGGCCACGCCCATAGACTTCGCCGGGGGTTTTCTGATACCGCGCCACCGCGCCCGGAAAGCTGGTAAAGCCGCTCTCGCGGATCAGATGCTTGGCCTCTTTCTCGACCCAGGCCGACTCCCACGGAAATCCGAGTGCCCCGCCCCGGTTCCGATCCTTTATCAGCCGGGGTTGGATGGAATGAATAATCACAATCTGCTTGTCAAACTCGCCCTTCACCAAAGACGACTTGACGGACTCGCTCAGGCGTTCCTCCCCCCACAGGTCGCGCATATTCCGCACCGTCAGCCGATGCTCCCGCATCATCGTGTCCACCAGGCCATCCGCGCCTTCTGCCATCACGTAGCGGCCGATCTTCACGGCCTGGACGTTGAAACCCCGGAAACCCTCGATCACTTCATTCGGCGGCTGCGGCAACTCCTCTATGAGAATGTTGGCCGTGCCAAAACCGACATAATCAATCAGGGCTTCCGGGGCCTCTGCGTAGAACATGGACGATGCGAAACGGGAGAGCATCCGATCTCGGACCTCCTCAAGCCACTCGCGCACTTCGTCTATCTCGTTGAATTGCGATTGGCGCATCCGGAGGTTCATCCATTGTTGGCCCGGATTGATAACGTGGCCGGCGATGAAATGCGCCGAAAGCTCTGCGGCCATCATGGTCGAAGAATCAAAGACCTGGCGACCCTGTTTCGTCCCAGGCGTGAACCGCGTCTGGATCCCCTCGCGGGACGGCGCGATAAACGGGGCCATCCGGTCCCACCGCTCCAAAAAGTTAAATTGCTCGTTTTTCAGCGTTTCATTCCGCTTTACAATGTCAGGCCCGTTCGCTCCCATACGACTCCCTCTTTAGCTGCCGAGCGTTTCCAAGAGGCCTTCGGGGGTTTCTCCGAAGAAGTCTTTGCTCAGGATCGTGGACCGAAAGCCCCGCGCGCGCCGCCGTCGCCGTGCCGCCTCTGCTTGCGCTCGTTGGACCGCTGCTATGTCTTTCCTGGGCGCTGCCGGTGGTGGCGCAATAACAATCGGCGCCGGTGCCCCCCCTCCAAAAAGTCCTCCCATCGTCGCCTCCTATGTTCCGAAAGTTTGCTGTGCGGCGGTGGACGCGGCCCCTCCGAACAACCCTCCCCCGCGCCTTTGACCGCCGCCGAAAGGCTGGATGCCACCAAGGAAGGTGTCGCGCCCGACATTCCTTCTGCGCCGCTGAGTTTGGTCTGTCGTTTTGGACGCATCTACGCCCCTTCCGACGATAGCCCGAATGACTCCTTGCAACCCGCCGACATTGGCTCCCATGCGTGCCTCCTAATCGAGCGCAAAGGCCGACTCGATCTTGACCTCTTGGATCGGGTCTGCCGTTTGGAGTACCTGATCGAGAAAGTAAATGAAGCCGTCGCCTAGATCCTCCCACGGATGGTTCGGCTTCTTCGGGAGATCCCGGCTGACACTCCCATCCCGGCCCTGCGGGTAGTACCACCGGCCGGAGAGGGCCTTAATCAAGGGTCTTGCGCCAATAGGACATAGCTGCAAGGCGACCACGCCAGGGGAGGCGTGCTTGTTAAAGATCGAGAGCAGGGCATGGCGACGGGCCTCCCATTTGATCGGCCCCGGCGTCCACAGCCCCGGTAACAGGGCTTCGAGGGTGCCGATAGGGTTCTGATCTATGTCGGTCTGCTCCCCTGTCTCGCCGGATACGTCATAGCAGCCCCGGATCATGGTGCGCCCCGACCGTAAGGCCCACGGCGCATTGTTCACAATCCAGGGGATAACGGTGTTTTCGACATGCTGTTTGACGCCACCGCGCTCGCACGGCAAGGCCGCAAGGACACGGACAAAGCCCCGCCACATTTGCCCGATGACCGTAGCCGGGGTATGCCCGAAATCCTGCCCAAGAAACAGCGGTTCTCCCTCAGCGGCGCGGAGGGTTTCACGTGAAACGTGGACGTCCTCGCGGAAGCCATCCGCGACTTGCGCGCCAAGGATCACGACTCCCGGCTTCCCCTCCAAGAGCCTCCGTAGGAGGTCAGGACGCTCCCTGAGCGCATGGGTCCAGGCCTCCCGCTCCTTGGCACTCGCGCGCTCCCCCGGAGGGATCTGGAACCACATACGGGTATTGTCGCCGGGATGGAAGCCGACGCGCTCCGTGTTCTCTTTCTCAAGGGTCGGGGGGTGAAAGCGGGTCCAGGTCCAATGATCTTCGTCGGGGTAGTTGAGGCTCATAAGGGCAGGATAACAATGGGTCGGGATCCGTTGCGAGGTCAGGGCTATGTCCCACGCCATTTCGCTCACGCCGGAGGATTGGACCATCAGCGCGGCCGGGGCCGGCTCCTCGAACCATACCCCGACTGTTTCCATCCGGACGCGATCCATGGCCCCTAAGTCCTCAATGCCAAAGAGGTCCATCCTGACCACTTCCTGCTTATTGACGATCGCCACCGCCAGCTTGCCGCCGTCGTGGGTTTTCCACATCCCGTCCCAAAACGGCTGTTCGAGCGTCCGGAGCGTCTTGAGCTTGTGGGACGTCAGGGTGTCCGTGACGCCGATCCACCGCACCGGCAGATCGTACCCTGCCGCCTTGTGCTCCCCGGCATGGCCGACCATCGCCGTGAGGACCGTGACCGTCTTGCCTTCTCCACGGGGGCCATACAGGGCATACTCCCGCGCGCGGCCCTTGGACACACTCGACATGAACTCAACAGCCGTGCCCCGGAGCTTCACCAGCAGCCGGTCGTCGGGCTTCGTCTGCGGCCGGCCCCCTTTGGGGTTCGGGGGGCGAAACGCCATTACTTCCCTTTCTTCGTCTTTTTCGGCTTCGCTCGTTCAGCCGGCGTGTGCTTAGGCATCACTTCCTCCTTTCGCAGCCCATTGGGTCATAAACCGTAGCAAACGCATCCGTGGCTCAGATCGAAAGAGCTTGTCAATCGGCACCCAAAACGCCGGGAACTTCCATTGGCCCCCCGCACGATGTTCTCCGATTTGTCGGGCATACCACCCCCAGGTCCATCCCTGAATTGTCGGGCTTGTGCCCAGGCTGTTCGTCACAAAGATATACGCGGCATGGGCCATGTTGCGTTCCTGAATCGGCAAATTGCCTGTCCGGTAATGGGTCGCCTTCACGAAAACGCCGTTGGCAACATCGCCCTCATAGTCTGGAATCCCCGGCTCCAACGGGCGATAAGGCACTCCGGTCCAC